ACATTCATCATTGATCTGTAAAATTTGACCAGGAGAACTATCTTCGAGCATAACCATACATCTCATGATAAACGCTGGATATGCACCAGTCATTCTAGCATATCTCCCATACAAGTCTTTGTGCATGGGTAAGTATTGACCAGGTTTGAAGTGATTTACTGCAACACAAACATCGGACCAGAACGAGAAATGTTTTCGGATATACTCCATACTTTCTGGCATGGGATTTGGTTCATGATACTTGTAGATAGTCATCTTGGACTTATTGTGCCCAGACCACAAGTATTCATTGACAACCAAAGGATCGTTATGACTTGCTAGAGTATAATTCAGTTGTTTAAACTGATCAATATTCCAATCTGGTTCTATGTGTTTCATTGAAATACAGTGAGTTTTGATAGATCTGGATAATCCTCCCAAGACCAAGATTTGGGTTGCATATCTTTTGCTACAGGGAACTTGCGAATACCTTCGATAGCGGTCTCTGGTGTCATGTAGTAGTGATATCCAACCGTAGTGATGTCTTGTTCTGCCCAGGGTTTAGTCATGTCCCTACCATCATATGTCATCTTCTGGAGTTCATGATAGTCTTTTTCACTATCTGTAAGAATCATACCACCTCGACCCAAACTCAGATGTTTCTTAAACTGGAAACTTAGACACATCTTAGTGTCTGGTATATAACCACCTTCTTCCCAATAAACCGCAGCATCGATGATATTGGTATCATTGATAGGATACCAATCACTCCACTTCCGATCCACCAAAAGAAAGGGAATTTCCAATTTCATAAAAGTCATTGGAACAGAAAGGTATGTGTGTTTAGGTATCTGTGGAACTACCAGTGGATAGTGCAACCTAAGACAAAGTTCGATTGCATGAGTACAAGAATCTGTTGCGACTGCATATGGAGCACCATAGAAATCTGCAATTTGTTCTTCAAACTGTCTTACATGTTCAAACATAATAATCGTCGATGTCAGGTTCTTGTGGGGTGATCACATAGTCATTTGGTTTACCGTACATGAAAAACTCTTCCAGAGTATACTCATCGCGCATCACGGTCCACCACTTATTATATGCCTTTCTGGCAAGATCAAGATCTGGTCGATCAGTTCTTACAAAGTTTTGTTCATAACTCCCGATATGGGGATTAACACTAATCAAAGGCATACAGTATGTATTACCCGAGTGGCACATGAAATAATCAATAGTTCTATTGGGCATATCTAACATCTTTCCCCACTTATAGTTTTGAATCTTTTGGGAAAGATCGTATTGATCACCAACAGTAAAAAGTCTCATCAACTTCTCTGCATATGGTCTATTGATTAGAACGGGACCATAATCATGATGTGATCTGATTGGATGGAGAAAACATGGAATCTCACGTTCATTCTCAAACCCAAGTTGGATACAGTCCCAATCAAAAGGAATATGATTCATCAAATATTCCCAATCAAAGTGCCAATACTTGACGAATCGATAGTCGTAGTCATCTTCCATCAACAGGAGATGTTTCTCATTGGTCGTAGTCAACCAATGTTTGATCATATCAAGAGTGGAGATTGCTATTGCAATTTCAATGATATGTTGTCTCCATCTGATACAATCAGACATATCATTCAATATTACCCGTTCTTTCCAATCTAAAAAGTTATCAAATTTATACTCAGACCCAGAGAATCTCTTGAAGTTAGTAATTCCCAACTCTTCGTATTGTAGTTCTGTGTATTCTCTACGATCTGGTCGTTCGTCTAGATTCAGATAATATAAAGTCGGAAGACCTTTCAGTTTCATAATTGAGCAAACATCGGACGATCAAGATACATCATTTCTTCCAAACTCTTTTCATTATTCTTCCACCATTCTAACACAGTTGCGTCAGATCGTTTAGCCAAAGCATTGACTCCAGAGCCATCACTCTCAAACTTAGAGTTGGTCACAAACATAGGGAAAGAATAGGTCGTACCGACTTGATATGGGATGAAGTCTGCAGAGTGATAATGATACTCGGGAAGATCGTTACTATATCCGTAGTTGTTCAAAAATCTCCACTTACCATTTTCCATGAACATATTTACATACTTATCCGCATACCTCTTATTGATTAGGATTGCTGCAGCACTATGATTGTTCACTGACCAAGGAGAAAGTGTCAGGGGCATGAACTTCTCACCAATGATATGAAGTTGAACACAGTCCCAATTATGAGGTAGACGTTCGATAAACTCTTCCCACTCAAAGTTTAGATACCTTTCCGTATGAAAAGACAAGTCATCCTCTAGTAGAAGAACAACATCAGAATCTAGGTCAAAAAGAAAGTTGGCGATCATCTCAGATCGATTCAACAATACACTATAAAATCTCTTTTGAGTCTTAAATTGAGAATCCAGAACTAACTTTTTCCAGTGGGGAAAATTTTCCTCCCCAAAAATGGATCCGTTGCAGCGCCTCCACTTGCGGATCTCATATTTCTTAAACTGTTTCTCCATGTACTCTCGTCTCTCTTCCCTTTCTTGAAGGTTGAGATAATAGATGGGAGGTAGATTGGATAACTTCATAGACGAACAATCTTAGTCATTTCACCGTCGTTTGGTTTACCATAAGTGAAGAATTCTTTGAGAGTAAAATTATCTCTTTCGTTTTCCCACCAATCATAGTAAAGATCTCTGCAGACAAAGTGATGTTTCTTTGGTACTTTATCTAGGTAAGGATCTTGAGTGATCAGTGGCAACTGATATGTTCTGCCTACAAATCCAAAGAAGTGATCGATATCAAGTGAACGAATACCAGGATATCCAGCATATCTCCTAAGGAAAAAGTATTTTCCCTGAACAGTGTGGATACGAAGTAGTTTCTCAGCAAACCACCTGTTGATCATTACAGGTCCGAATGCGCTATGTTTTGTCTTTGGATGGAGGAAGAAAGAAATATATTCCTGCGATTCAAATCCCAACTGAATACAATCCCAATCATAAGGAAGATTCTTCATCAGTGTTTTCCAATCGAAGTGCCAATACTCAATCAGATCTAAATCATAATCATCTTCCATTAGAATTAGATACTTGTCATTGGTATTCTCCAACCAATAACGAATCATCTCAAGAGTAGAGATCGTAATGCATGTAGATTTATAATGTTTTTCAAGAATTAATTCTGGTTTGAATACTTTATCTTTCCAGAGTTCATAATGATTTGGTCTTAGATTACCAAACCAAAATTTCTGATTTTGAATACCCCATTTGTCAAACTGGGATTCCATACGAGGAATTCTATCAACATCACAACTCAACCAATATACCATTGGGAGACCTTTAAGTTTATCAGACATACCAAGTAATAATAGAGTACCGTGTTCCAGAAGTTACAGGCAAGATTTCATGTGGGAACATGAAGTTTGATGGGAAAAGAATCGCATCACCTTTCTCAAATTTATATACTTTTTCTCTATTGAAAAAAGCAAACTCACCACCTTCATAATCATCATTAAGATGAAAAGAACAAGTTACAGATCGTTGTTGTTCTTTGAATGAATCCGTGTGTTGAGTGTAGAACTCTCCAGTTCTATACCGAAGGAGATCGTAACCAGTATCGATTTCTGTTTCTACACCAGGCCAACGTTCTCTATATTGTTTGATGGCTTCTGCTGCACACTCAAACATTCTAGAGTCCAACTCCTCATACACCAGGTTTTGAAATGGAAGTTTGGATAATCCAATCGTATTACAACTTCTGATATCTTCACGGATATCACCAGCACCAACCGAAGACGGTTCCCAATAAACAGAGTCCTCTGGGAATTCTTTTAGAATATCATCACACAGATCTTCAGGCACAAGTCCTTTAATTATCATGATGTAATCACTAATCATTGATTCACCTCTTCCTGGTTCTACTAAAAGTTTTGGTGCTTTCTGTTCAAAGTTGTTTACACCTGGTCGTTTCTTATCAAAGTAAGAGTTGACACGTTCACCTCTACTATACACATAATGCAGAAATGCTTGAGTGTAATATGTTCCTGTATAGTTATCTCTCCAGTGTGGTGCATTACAACCATGATAGAACATGGCATCTCCAGGAGCAAGCATCACAGATCTCTTTTCTCCTCTAGGAGTTTCAATCCATATTTTCCAAGGTCTATCTGCACATAAATTGAGTGTAAGAGAAATCTCACATTCATCTTTATCAGTATGTCGTTTTAAGTCTGAACCATTCTTATATACCCTAGAATAAACATAGGTGGGCAAGACTGTTTCTCCAACAATCTTACTCACCTCGGGTGTTTTTTCACAAAGTAACTCAAGAAAAGGTAAGTAATTATGAACTGAGTTTGAGTTTACTGCCTGATTATCACCCGCAGCATCATGTTCTTCACAGAAACGCATGAACTCATAACCCAGTTTTATTGCCCTTTCCTGATCAATGAAGTTTCTGACTACAGTATAATCATTGACTTGGAGTTCAGGAATCATATCTCTTTGAGTAATTCTTCAATGTCATAGTAGATTTGGTTTTCTACCTCTTCTTCCATCTCATATGAACTATCCTCTTGAGTATCAAGAGCATCACGGAGATCTTCATGCATTATATCATTATCTTCTGTTTGAGGCACTGGTTCCTGATCTAGTGTCCCAATTCCAAGTATATCTTCTACAGATTCTGGACCATCTTCATCATCTGCATGAACTAGTTCAGCATATCCTCTATCTGGTTCGTCTTCTAGATCAAAATCAATTTCATCCAGAATATCATTTAGTTTATCTTCGTCAATATCGCGAGTTTCATCATAGTCCACAAACTCTAGTTTGGGATCGTCTTCATTGTATTCAACAAGAGCACTCAGTTCACATTGTTTTCTGAACGCTTCCTGATCTTTCTCAAATTCTTCTTTTGCAAGTTGATGAATACTGATAACATCTTTTAAAAAATCGATATTATCGATGGGAGTGGGAGGTCCTTCTGTATATTCGATCTCACCCGAATCCTCTTCCCACTGAATTGCATTAACCTTTCGGTCATAATCATCGGGATTAAACCAACTCATATCAGCAGGTTGTACAACAAAACCATCAATATAGATGGCCTTATCATCAATTATTACTGTCAGATTCATCAGAGGGCTCCAAAAGATTTTCAAGTGGATTGACTTGAACTGGCATAATTGCTTGTTGTTTCATCATATCCTCGTACATAGTACGATTTTTCTGAGACTCACGAACAGTCTCATTACGGAAAGATTCTACAGCAGCACCAGTCTGTCTTTGTTGTTGAGAATTTTCAATAAGGAGAGTGGGCATCCAACCCACTGCACATCCCCAATGATCAATATCTTGTCCCGTGTTAGGATCCATTCCACGAATATGCATATACCATGCACACTTGTGTTCAACACAATCTTTTTTGATTAGAGGACACCAATTACCTGGTTCTTCTTTTTTGAATTTCATCATAATAAAAACTCAGAGATCAGGAGAAACTACAAACTATCACATCAATGTATTGTACGGCAAGATTGATGTTTGAACTAAAACTTGCACTACCACTACTAAATCCATGATTATGTGAAGCTGCATTAGTAGTATTGTTACCAGTGCTTGGAGTGCTTCGAGACCATCCACCACCAGATCTTACATCACCGCCACCAGGACTCAATGTAACTGAACCACCATTAGCGTGAGTGTGACTTGGAAGTTGGTTTGACGTTAAAGTGTGGTTACCAACCGTTCCAGAAATAGGGAAGTTACCAGAAACTGGTTTTGAAGATGGAAATGCACTAGTAAAACTATTTGATCCACCAGTGCCACCACCAGATCCAGATACAACTCTAAGAGCTTTATTATTGTTGGAACTGCTTTTTGACCACCCCGTTGGAGCAGCTGACTGAAAGAATATTGAACTAGTTCCTTGTGCAAAAATATCATAATATGAATCTAGTCGAGTAGAATCACTAAAGACAATACCAGTTCCATCTATTTCTGCTGCCATTTTATTTCACGGGATGATAAGGGTTTGCTATGGTTATTTATTATGCGTCAATATCGAAGTTGCACTGAATGATATCAATATACTGAACATTGATATTACACGAAATGTCTGGACTCGTACCAGATGAACTGAACGGATGGTTATGTTGTCCAGGTCCAGTAACATCTCCAGTAGAATTAAAGCTTCTTGTCCACCCACCACCTTGTCTTACATCTCCACCATTATATGTTCCGTTTGGATTTTGAGGGAACTGTTGAAGTGCAGTTCCTTCACTGGCATGGGTATGTGAAGGAATTTGATTTGAGTTTAGAGATTTATTATCTGTTGAACTACTGGATGAATATGGAAATGTAAAACTTCTACCAGTAAAAGTAGTAAAACTGATACTACCTCCAGATCCACCACCATTTCCAGTCACAACTCTAAGCATTTTATCGTTGTGGGAAGTACTCTTTACCCAGTGAGTAGGTGCGGATGACTGAAAGAAAAACATTGAAGTTCCATCTGGAGTCATCCAACCTCTACTATTCACATTAGTAGAATCACTAAATTGAATACCATTAGAAGTAATTTCCGCAGCCATAATACTTTACCTGTGTAATTTATTTATCGCACTCACCGTCTTTGTTAAACTTTTTACGGCACTTTTTCACTTCCTTCATTTCATCTTTGATCATCTGATAGGCATCTTCAGGATCGATTCTGCCGCCAAGTTCCATAGCACAGATAACCTCAACTCTAGTTCCAAAGTGTTTCAGTGCTTCTTCAAAACAGTTTAGTTCTTCGTACATATCACTTATTGATAGAATCCCAGTCTTTCTGGAAGATAGCAAGACCTTCTCTAGTTAGGACACTTTCATACATACGATCAAAAACTCCAGGTGGCATTGTCACGATATCAGAACCTTCACGATAACAAAGTGCGACAACCTCGGGACTACGAACAGATGCAGCAAGAATCTCAGTGCGACAACCATCTTTGACATAGATGTCATAGATCGTCTTAATCAGATCAAGACCATCAAAACCATTGTCAGTAAGCCGCCCAACAAAAGGAGAGACATAAGTTGCACCAGCCTTAGCAGCAAGCACAGCCTGAGCAGCAGAGAAGATAAGGGTAACATTGACCGTTGCACCTAAGTCGCGTAGTTGACGACAAGCTCTCAGACCTTCAACAGTACAAGGAACTTTGATCGTTACATTATCTAGTTCCATGAAAGGTTTGGCCTGTTCAACCATATCACATGCCAGGTCTGCAACTACTTCTGCAGAAATAGATTGCAGTGTGGGAAAGGACTCTGAGATTGTTTTGATTGCCTCATAAGGATCCTCACCACTCTTTTTAATAAGACTGGGATTAGTTGTAACTCCATCGAGAAGACCAGTGTCATATCTCATAGAGATTGCATCGTAATCTGCAGTGTCAAGAAAAATTTTCATTTACCTACTCCGTAGTCTCCGCCTTTTTTGCCATGATCCTTTTCAAGATCTCGAATATTTTGATGCAGTCTTTCAACTGCCTTACGCACTTCTTCAGTTTCGTCCCACTCAAAAGTGTCACCTGACTTGGTGACATGTTGTTTCTTAGCCATAAAATTCTTTAGCGTTTTTAAGTGTTGTCAACAAATGCATTTTTCCATGGACGTATCCAGCATAGATTATACCAAGTGTACCAAAGAAAAACAAGCCCAATCCAATTAATTGTGCGATTGGTGGTTTAAGGGTTTTCTCTTCCGTAGTCGTCTTCGATTCTGTAGATGTCGTTTTCTCTGCATTCTCCACTTTGTACCTCCACGAAAGTTATACCATCGGCATATGCTTCCAACCGATGAACTTGTTCTTTCTTAATTTTATAAGAGTCACCAGGTCCAACCGTGTGAAGCGTATCATCAAGAGTCAGTTTACCATATCCACTGACAATATACCAGAATTCCTCTCTTTCGTAATGTTTTTGAAGTGAAAACTTAGAAAAAGGTTTGATATAAATCTTTTTGATAACAAGGTTAGGTGTTCTCTCAAGGTCTTTATACCAACCCCAGGGTTTGTCAACTCTCATTTTCTAAAATATCCCCTAGTCCACTTATTTATGTTGACATCGATGGAGCAGTGGCAGATATGTTTTGAACAAATTACCCTCTTGGTAGGCCATTGAATTTCATCTGGTTCATCCATGTGACCCTGTGGACCACCAATGCAACAATTGCCCAAGAAGATTTCACCAGAGTGATCAATAAACAAACTCTTCAAACCAACTTCACAAACATATCCTTTAAAGTTTGTTTGTCCTGAATTAATATAATCCAGAGTATTTGTACCACTCTCAATGGTTTCATCGTCCATCTCGAAATCGGCAGTGATATCTGGAGTTCTATTGAACTTTTCGTCAGTCTCTAAGTATTTTTCATGACCCAGAGAAGACTCGGCATCTCTGAACCATGCAAGTTGGTTTTCGTCGTATAAGTGAACCGTTCTATCAACGCTACCCCAATCAAGACACCGAACAGGTTCTACAAAGATTGTTGGAATATCTTTGATATCATTATAAACTTCCACACAATGATCCCAGTATCTTGGATGCATCATGATTCTTACTGTCACCATTGTATTGAGAGAACAGTAAAGAACTTTTTCTAGAAAATCTTCTGTTGGATGTTCTGGATGATATGAAAAACAAACATAACTGAGGTTTTTAGAAATATCTTTCCAATACTCCACAGGTTTGAATCCATTCGTGGTTGTTCCTATGGTGTGTCCAGCATCAACAAATCGTTGAACTAGTTCGGGAAAGAAAGAACTAATACTTGGTTCTCCACCAGTAACAGAACAATGAATCTTAGGATATCTTTCAAAAAGAATATCCATGAATCTCTTCGCATTTTCCCACTTATAGTGGTGCCCTTTACCACTATTCAGTCCAGGAATACAATAGGCACACTTATTCTGACAAATGTTATTGACCATCCAGGTCAAATGCATAAGATTCTGGTCTTTTTGAATTACCCTACGAATCTTTTTCATTTGTAGTCATATCCCCCACTTAAGACATCAAAGCATACACTATTAAATTTACCCTCAATGCCACGCAAAGAGACTTTGGTATGAGATGACCTAATATCTACTTTAGTCACATAATATGTACCATTGATCATAAGTTGATCATTTGGATCATCATTATTACCCCAACGGATTTGTTCTTTCGTACATCCATTGTACTTGACGTAATCTCCGACTTGAATTTTAACCATTGTCATACCAGAACTCAGCAACTTTACCGTTAGAAAATGTGTGCCTATCTCTAATTCTCTTTGGTCTATTGAAAATATAACGTTCAACAAACATAGCAAGAACTAATCTATGTTTGGACTGACATCTAAAAGAATGCCAAGTATGTTCACTTGGACAAAAAACCATACATCTGTTTGGTTTCCAATCCAGTCTCCCTACCATACTATCATGGGTTTCGTCAGTATGCAATGCAGTACCTTCACTTTCCTCTGGATCAAGATAACAAATGAGACTAATGACTTTTGTGTCAGAATCTGGATGCGGTTCATACCAATTTCCCTCGAAGTCTAAATTCAAACATGGTTTCATTAATGAATCTGCATCAGGTTTATGGTAAGGAAACTGACTGTAAATTCTTTCCCTATTTTCTAGAATCTCTTCACATGCATCCCAATAACACTCAACAATGTCTTCGGGAACTCCAGATTGAATAAGTTCCCAGATATTGAATACCTTTCCACCAACTGTAGTTTCTTTTCCTTTTTGAATACAGTTTTTCAAATATTCATTGGGAGTATCCGATAAAATATACTTCGATATTTGACTTAACTTTTCCCAAGTATCTTTGGTAAAAAAATCATCAATAACTGTATAGGGCCAAGGTTCATGAATAATCTCGGCGTTATAAAGACTACTGTTGATATGCATCTCTAATAAAATCGAACGTCATACAATGGAGTCCACCGTCCCACAAATATCTATGTCGGAAAGGAACAATGATAGGTTCCACCTTATGTTTCTTCAGGAAATCAAACACCTGTTTATTGTATCGAGTACACATGAAGTGTTTCTCATCAACAGCAAGTGCATTAACATCAAAGAAAGTTTCGGGTGAATATCCTACCCAATCTCTGTAATCATCAGGAATCTGATCTGGAGACCAAACAAACTTACCCTTGGTCTTCGCCATATCATTAAGATCCTGAGTATTCTGATCAAGATATAAGATATCCCATTCTGGGAACAGATACTCTAGGTTACGTCCTTGTGGGGTGGAGATGATTACACCTTCCTTGACTACACAGAATACACCATCTGTATGACGTTCGATGTTAAAATCGCGAGAAGAGAGTCGTTCAAAAACACAAGGCAGATCAGGATTCCCATGTTGAAAATACTCAAAACGTTTACGTGTCCATGATACTGCATCAAAGTAAACTCTGTCGGCACGAACTACAGAAGGCGCACAGAGATTATCCAGAGTGACAAAAGGAGTTCGATTATCAAGCAACTCCAACCAATCAGCAATATTATCTTCATACCTTGGACCGACATAAAGTTTGCCGTTAAGATACTGGAGATGATCCCGTGCATGTAGGAGTTGTGGTTTCCGAGTTACATCAGGATTTTTATAAGTCGGTCGTTTGACTTCGACTTCCAGATCTCGTAGCATTTGACTAAAGTTTGACAGATCCTCTTCGGTTTCGTCAAGGATATCTTTAACAAATGTATCAGTTACGAGTGAAGAGTCGTATGCACGACCAACCCAACACTCTCTTAGTCTATTGTACTCTGGAAAATACTGTGCCATCATGGTATAATTAGTGAAAGAAGTATAACGTAGAATGAAACTGTTTGCAGGCCCATGTCTACTAGAGTCTGAAGAAGATGCATTTCTAGTGGCGAAAACTATTACTGAAAATCTACCCGAAGGTGTAGATTATTACTTCAAGGCATCCTTTGATAAGGCAAACCGATCCAGTCATAAGAGTTTTCGTGGACATGGACTTAGATTCGCAATTAAAATCTTTGAAAAACTGCGTGATGCAGGTTACAAAGTCATCACCGATGTCCATGAACCACAAGACGTTGCGATCCTATCCAACTATGTAGACGCATACCAAGTCCCTGCATTTTTGTGTCGTCAAAACGACCTGCTTCAAGCAGTTGCAGAGTCTGGCAAATTAGTCAATGTTAAGAAGGGTCAGTTTATGTCCCCTCGTCAGGCGATTCTCCTAGGTGAGAACATGGAAGCGTATGGTTGTGAAGACTTTTACATCTGTGAACGTGGTACATCTTTCGGTTATGACAACCTGGTGGTTGACTTCCGAACCATTCACAAACTGAAGAGTGCTGGATTCAAAGTTTGTTTTGATTCAACTCATTCCACCCAGGAAGGTGGAGAATCTACAACTGGTGGTAACTGGTTCTATGCACAACCTCTTGCACAGAGTGCAAAGATCTGGGGTGCAGAAGCATTCTTCGCTGAGGTGCATCCAGATCCCTCCAGGGCACTCTCAGACCGACACTCCCAGATACCCTTAGTCGTATTCCCAGGCTATCTCTCTAGCGTGTTCTAGGTCTTGTGGCGTGTCTACAGAAAACAGATCTCTTTCTGTATCATAAGTATAGATCGGAATATCATTTTCAAGGAATCTCAACTGTTCCAACCTCTCTCTTTGTTCTAGAGGGGTTGGTTTCATGTATTGATACCTTTCTAATACCGATCTTCGGTATCCATAAATTCCCATGTGGATTCTAACTCTCTCATCGCCGATGGCATGGCGGCTAAAATATAGAGCACGACCACACTTAGCAACAACAACTTTAACTTTGTTCGGATCCTTTGCATAAGGATGATCCCTCTCGTAGATCTTGGATGGTGTGATCACGGGATACGATGAATTGTTTGCAATCATGTATTCATTCATGACCAGGATCTCTTGAGGATCGACGAACGGTTGATCACCTTGAACATTAATAATACCATCCGCAGGAATCATATCAATTGCATTTGCAATTCTTTCTGTTCCCGAACATGCTTCTTCTCTTAAAAAAAGAACCGTGGTCCTACGAGGACACACGGAGTCGGCAATTTCTTGACTATCAGTAATGAGATAAACAGGCAGATCTGTTTTAAGACACTGCCCGACTACTCTTTGAATTAAAGTTTTACCTTCGATATCAATCAGAGCTTTCTTGGGAAGTCTCTGACTGTTCAGTCGAACTGGGATTACGATTGCGTTCTTCATGAATCATCTTGAGCAATTTCTCAGCCTCTCGATGAGACCTTCTGTTAATTGAGAATTTTACAATGGGATTTCTTGGGTTATTGGTTGTCCACCACCAAAAAATCCGTGTCTTTGTCTTTATGTATTCTCCCACTAATACCACGAATTCGGCAACCGACTCATCCATGGCAATAAACCAGGCGACTACGCAAAACGCAAACAGTAAAATTAGATTTAGTTCCATCTTTTAGATTTTAGATATTCTAGGACATCATTCCGAATATCCATGAGTTCATGGTAGCACCTTTGATTATGAGCACATCCCCTAAGTGCAGGGTCTGGTTTATTCACAGACTCAATAAAAATGTCAAGACCTCGATTCCACTTGTCTTGTTTCGATTCGTTATCGTCGATAGAATTTTGATCCCTCATTTTCCTCCTTCAAAGTGGGGTCGATAAAAGTCTTTTAGAATGTCCTCTGAAGTAGAAGTAACTCCAGGGTTCCGTTGCACGTACTCATCTACTGCTTTGTAGATAATTTCTTGTTCTGGCATTGTAAAATACAAGATTCTACCTAAAGCAGATGGGTGTCTTTCCATAATGAATGTTCGGCACAGGACAATTCTAGTCTATCTATGGGGTTTGTCAACTAATCCTGACAGAAAAGTCAACATTTCGTAAAATATGGAGAATAGCGGACTCGAACCGCTGACATCCTGCTTGCAAAGCAGGCGCTCTACCAACTGAGCTAATTCCCCTGGGAGGGTTTAAACTCCACTTCACTCTTCCACTTGAATCCTGGTGTTTCCCAAGTTTGGTTATCATTCACAATCCTATTTGGATTGGGAATCGCCTTCTCTGGTTCCGCAGGAGCAGCAAGATCAGTAAAAGTTTGACCCTGATATAGTTCGTTCAACCTTTCCTGGGATGGATAGGTCTTCAAAAAATATCTTGCACTTAGTCTAACCTTATCGGGAACATCTGTCAAGTCTTCATTAGCAATATTCTGAAGAAATCCACGAATTGCAGAAAGTGTATTATGTTCTTGATGTGGGTGTGTCATTTCTTTTTATCGTACTTATATTTCATTGCTTGCAGCATCCAAGACTGAGCAAGACTTTTAGGTCCTTCTTTGAGAACTTTTAAAATTCTTTCATCAGACTCGGATGCGATAGCAATTTCTCTCCAATTTTTGGTCATGGATTGAAGGGTTCTAAGTTACTCTCTTGGAGTTGCGGTAGGACATCATCTCTATGTTCAGGTCTCAACCACCATCCATCATGAGGATCGTCATTGATATGTTCATACTCTTCATCTTCTGGTTTGATCTGTTTCCAAGATCCACCAACTCCGCCATCCATATTTACAACAATGTCGTCTTCAGTCATAACAATTTCATTAGTAGGGAGTGCAGGGGGTGGAGTGACATCAATAACTTGACCCATAAGATGGGCGTCACTCCTTACATATGTAAGTTCTTGTGGATTATTGGCAACTATCTCCATTGCAGTAGTTTCCAATCCACAATCACATTTTTTCTTTCCAGTAGATTTGTAGATAACAGAGAACCATACTCTCTGAACATAAGCTTCGGTCATTTACCCATGGCATTTAGATAGGACATTATGTAAGCTCTTCCTTCTTTTAACATGAACTCCCCAAAAACATCTTGGAAGTGTTCTGCAACGAAGTCGCACTTTTCATTCAATTTTTCTCTACCAATCACATAAAACTGTGCAATAGATTGTGCGTAGAATTCCATCATACAATCTTCATCACCCATTTTGAATCCTTGAATGTAGATATCTCTTACCTTATTCAATGCATCAACAACGGATGGATCACACTTGACCACAGTACCATCTGGCAGTGGTAACTCCTTAGTCTTGATAAAAGACATGGAAGTCTTCATGCAAAGTCGAGTTTGTTCAGTATCCAGGGCCCAGGGATCACCATCTCTATATGAATACTGCACAATACCATTTGTACACTCAACTGCACGTACAAGAGCAACTGAGTCAAGTCCCTCTGGAGTTTGACTACCCCAGAATTCAACGTATTGTTCGCAATACTCTTGAAACTTAGGATTGTCCCTGTAGTCTTGAATGTAAGGAACATTCAAGAGTTTTTCCATGTCTACTTTCACATGACCCTCGATATATTACATACTAATTATAATACCATAAAAAACCCTGGCAATCAAAAATTGCCAGGAATTTTTTTTGCGCTATTTTTGGAATTAAAAGCTATTTTTGGTTTCTAGCTTTCTTTTTTAACCAATAGAGTTGAGGCCATGTATCCATAATTATCTCCCTAACTTTATAGGGTGTCGTCGAGCTTATCATTGTACAGATTTTCTAATTTTTCTCTGGATAGATCGACGTACATTACCTCATCACCAGGATCAGGTGCTTCTGGATGACGTGGTTTAGGTTTATTCATCTCCACGTTAATGGATTGAATATTTGACCACATCATCGCAAACGCAGCACCTGCAATGAGAGCAAAACAAATGAAGTATATGAGAACGAACCAGGGGTTCACAGCGCATTACCTCTAGGTAGAACTTCTTCTGGGAAGACGAAGTTTTCATGTGGTTGGTCAACTGGTGCTAACCATGCACGAAGACCTTCATTCAAGAGAATATTCTTTGTGTAGAACGTCTCGAACTCGGGGTCTTCTGATGCTCGGATCTCCTGGGAAACAAAGTCATAAGCACGAAGATTGAGAGCAAGACCAATAATACCGATGGAACTTGTCCAAAGACCCATAACAGGAACAAAGAGCATAAAGAAATGCAACCACCTCTTATTACTAAACGCAATACCGAAGATCTGAGACCAGTAACGGTTTGCAGTAACCATTGAGTAGGTTTCCTCTTCTTGCGTTGAATCAAACGCTTTGAAAGTATTTGCTTGTTCACCATCTTGATAAAGTGTGTTCTCAACAGTTACACCGTGAATAGCA